CGCTTTCTGTGCAGAACTTTCCAATTATCCCAACGTCTACAGACAAACTGACGTAGTTAGTGGACGAGAAACCTCTGTAATAGGCTGGGCTACTACTGGGGCAGCCCGAATAGATAATCGTGGAACCAAGATGTATATGATGAGCGAGCTTAATCATATGCTATGGGAAATGGAATGCCATGATATAGATATAATCCGGCAGATAGCCAATGTTCGTGTGGGCGCAGATAAAAAGCTGGTATTCCTCGGTAATGGTGATGACTTTCACGATAGTGCTGCCATATTTGCGGCTACTGCGCCTACCGCTATGGCTTATGAGGGTTTAGGGCTTGTTAGTTCGCGAGGTAAACGCTAGATTTCCCTATCGGCAAAAGGCTGATAGGCATGATATAGGCGCAACTTGCACTATATGCAAGCATGGTTTCTGGCGTGGTCAGGCCATATTTTTTACCCTCCATAATAAACCCGCACATAAGCGATTGTGCTTCTACCTATATTGGGCAGGCATTGTACTGTATTATGACGCAACGGCGAATGATATAATGAAATTAGCTGGAGTTAGTCGGCGAACTGCATACAGAATATATTCCCTAGCACATAAGATGAGGGCTCATGTCTGACATAATTCAAGATATCCGCGATCTCGCAGAGGGTTACATAGGACGAGATAGAGAGATGTCTCTCTATTTCCGGCTTCTTGCACAAGTTGACGAGCTATCCCACGCAGACTTAGAAAGTTTTGTTTCTAACGAGCCACGAACTCTCTGGAACATGGCTACCTTTCTATTACAGCCTCGACCTCTGGTGCATACTATTACTAGGCAGGATGGTGTACCGTTCAGGCCCGATGAAAGTCTGGCAGCTAAGTCGGTAGCGAGTTTACTATCTCGTATGTGGGCTAACTTAGATAGAAAGAACCTCCGACGTGGTGGAACTACCTTCTCCTGGGACATGATCGGCATTCTTAATGCCACGGGATGGTTTGCAATTCCCAATCATGCGATGGGTGGCAAGCTATTCGCAGATTATCTGCATCCCGTGGAAGTCTATCCAGACTTTAGTGATGATCTAGATATAGGACTAGCTCGTGTAGGTCGCAAGACTTCCTGTAGGGCGTCTCACGCTCTTCTAAAAGCGCAACGAGAAGGGTGGGATACCTCTGGCATTATGCAGAGAGGCAATGTCCGACTAACTGAATACCATCTATGGGAGAAACACGACAACGCTGTATTCCACGGGGTTGCCATTGGAAACGCAGTAGTTAAAGACCTGACATTAGTCCCAGGATTGGATGAGATACCCATACTGGTAGGCGCAGTCGGAGGACTTCCCTTCACGGGGTCAAGCCAATATTCGGCTGTTGCCCCAGGACATGCTACTACGTCCGGCACTAGCTCCTTGATAGATGCCCACGCAAACGATAGCAGCACCTTCAGAGGCCAGAGTATCTTAGCAACTAATGCAAATGTGTTTGCCCAGCTTAATAGGCAGCAAACATTCCTCCAACAACTTCTCCACGATATAGCTAACCCCAAGACCTATGAGAAGAGCACTGGCCCCCAGCCAATAGTGAAGGATGCCGAGGAATTCTCTAAGCGTGGCGCACACTTCAAGCTAGGCCCGAACGATGATCTAGGAACACTCCAGTTCCCAGGCATTCCGCCAGAGGGAACGCAGTTAGTATTTGCGCTGCGTGGTATGCTCCAACGTGGCGGATTCAGTGATGTCACTTTCGGAAACATCGTAACGGAAATATCATCTCTTGTTATGGCCCAGTCTGCGGAGTCGGCTCAACAAGTTATATCTCCCTACCACATAGCAAGCCAATTCATATTCACTGAGGTAGATAACACCTGGATATCGGGGATGATGAAGAATCCTCGATCATACTCAGATATTCTAACTGCTGCTGAGATAGAAGCACTGGGGATACTAAAAGACCTTCCCCTTGATATTGTTGCTGAATACTCAGTTAGAGTTCCAGGTGACTTAGCCGCTCGCATTAACGTAGCACGGGCCGCTGCTCCGGCATTCTCTATCAGCCATGAGACATCCCTGAGACTATTTATGCCAGAGATATCTGACGTAGAAACGGAGATAGAAAAAGTTAGGGATGATGCTGCTCGTCAGCATCCGGCATTCATCCAAGCGGCAGTTATCAATGCTCTTAACGGGGCTGCGGATGAACTTGAAGAGATGAATCCCCAGACTGCTCAAACATATAGAGCGTTGGCGCGGCAGATAATGGCACAACTAGGTGGGACTGCGCCACCACCACCGCCATCAGAGTCTCCTCCTTCTAACGGCATGGGGCCTGGAGGCCCTGGAGGGGCAGAACTAGAAGCAATGATTGCAAGGAGTGGTCAATAATGGCACAGCCGCCTAGTGAACCTATCCCAACTGCTCCATTCTCTACTAATGGAACGCCTACTGGAATACCTCCTGACCCAGAAATAGAGCGTGATATAGAGATAGGGGAACAATTTATTGTTCAGCCCCCTTCTCTACCCGAATCTCTTCAGCCTGCCCAAGAAATGCGGCAAGCTAGATTTACGGAACTGACTACTCTACTAACAGATACACAGAAGAACTTTAGGGTTTTCCAACAGGACTTATTTGAGAATCCTGGGGCAGTTCCAAGTCTGCCAGTTGACGCTAAAACACTATCTATGCCTGGAATAGTTAATGCTATTGCTACAGGATTGGAAACAAGTTTCTTTGGCGGGTCTATGCTTAAAGAAATATCTGGAACGCCAAGCACTGAAGCTGAGATAGTCGAGGCAAGAGAGCTTGAGATAGCTGTCCTTGAAGCGGCTAGCCAAATGGTTACTTTAACTGAAGAAATCAAATGGTTGGGTTGGCAACTACAGATTGGTCGTGCTTTACCCATATGGCTTCGTTGGGACGAAACATTAGACACCGATAAAATAATTGCATTATCTAAAGTATCGGATGAGGTTAGTCCCGCTCTTCGTACTTGGCTAGATCAATCTATACCTGAAGTGCTCTTAGACATAGAAACTAAAAGGCAGGGCCTTTTAGAAAGAACCCAGCTATTGCAAACGCCTGGAGGTAGTCTACAAGAACTGCTCCAAATCAATCCCTCAAATAAAACAGATCAAGAGCTTGTTAACGCATTAGTAAATGCCGGACGCTTTAGGAATCCTGAAGGAGTAACTGCTGAAGATAATAGGGATGCTTTAATAGCATATGGATTTACTAGAACAGAAGCTAACTCGACTATATTCGATGTAGACGCTAATGCCCAACTTCTATCTGACTCGTTAAAAGAGTGGGATGACCAACTTACTATTCTCCTAAGAGAAGGAAGAAAGATAAGTGGCGGCGAAGTAGTATCTAAAATTAAACAGGCTCAGTGGATGAAGGCTGCCGCACAGCCCGCATTAGCATTACTACGTCCCATAGAATGGTGGGTTAGCAATGTTGTGCATCCAATAGCTGGACTAAGCTACCATGCCTATATTTCATCATTCCGTTCATATGATGACCCAGCCCATGAATATATGGCTAAGATACAGAAACAAACTGCTGAAGCAGGGATTGGCACATGGAAGCATCATGGTATTCTATTCGACCAATGGGATACTAACGGCTTCCTAAAATTTGGGATTGAAGTATTAGCAGACCCTCTAACGTATGTAGGATTTGGATTATATCCCAGATTGCTTAAACCCGTTCCTAAACTTTACAGGGCTGCAACTGCATTTGAGCGGGGATTTTTAGCCGCCACAGATGCTCCATTCAGGGCTCTACGTTTTGTTTGGGCTGGTGATAGTAGCGGAGAACTCTTAGCAACCCGTGTGATTAGAAGGCAGACACGCCTAGCTGAAGGTAAAGCTACTGTCTGGGAAGATATGCTCCCGCCCACTTTCCAGGGCATAGCCCCTCGCACTCTTATGCAGAAAGGGCAGCGTCATGCTAACGAGGCATACTCTCTATTTTCCAAAGCCTTCGCTGAAAACTTAGGATACCCCATCCTGAAAGCAACTCCCGAAGATGTAAAGCTATGGGCTACATACGCTATTAATGTAGCTATCGACGCCCCAGCGGGGATTGATCCCTGGGTTAAGGCTGGTAAAGCTCTTCTAGGCTACCGTGCTCTAAATCGCGTAGAGATTACAGAACTGGCTATTAAGCTAGGTCTGACTGAGGATCAGGTTACTCGCGAAATGATTGATATCGTTAATCGTACCCTAGATGATACATCGGGCATGGGTATTTCTAAGTTCCTCCAACATGAAGAAGCTGTTGACCTTATAGTGACTAATATTAGTGGCAGGAATGTAAATGATGCTTCTCGTGCTCTAGTTAGTGAATTCCTAGATGCTCGACGTAGCGCAATAAAATCACAGGCACTACGACCCTTCGAGGATGGGGGAACTGTTGCTGACCAGCTTAAAAATAGTGGGGGATTTATTCGAGAATCCTTTGTGCAGGCGGCTCGCACAGAGGTAGAAACGCGCCGTTACCAACAGGGTATTATAGCCTCGATGCTTAGTGCATTTGATCCATATACCAAGCTAAAAATTATTTCACAACTTGATAGACACGTTACTCAACGATTTGCCCGTTCGTATCTTATGTTCGGGGCATATTCAGTTTTCAATGTGCTTGAAGCTAGTATGAAAACTATGCTTGGCGGGCGTAATCCTCTCTGGCGAGGTAGTCCTCATCAGAGAAACGTCTTCCTATACCATAATATAGAAACTTATCTGCCCCCAGGAATGACTCAGCTTGAAGGGTTTAACTTAGGGCTAGGCCGTCCTGAAGCTGTCCTTAATATGGTGGCAAACACCGTAGATGGCAGAGCCGCCCCCGAAGCCGCTGACGGTCTTAATATACTTAGAAAATACGCTGAAGCATATAACGAAGGGCGACTACTCCCCAACTTAGGTAATCCCGATCAACCTAGTGTGCTAGCTGAAGACCTTAAAACTATTCTAGGATATAACTGGGGAAATAGAACAACAGGCGCACAGCTAGCTAACTTTAATGCTAGAGAGTTTAGAGCCCAGATAACTAAGCGTGCTCCCGAAACTATAGCCGAGGTTACCGCAATCATAGAAGAAGTTACCGCTAACTTTAATACCACAGGAGGGCTTATTAAGCACGCTAAGGATTGGCTGCTTATGACAAGCGGTGATGCCCCTCAACCTATGGCACATCATGTGGCAGAGGCTTATCGTGAAGCCCTCTTTAATGCTGTTATAAGTGGCGATCCTCGACTTGTCGAAGAAGTTGCTACTAAGTTTACTATTGGCACAGTCCATAGGGGCGAGGTAGAAAGAGCCCTTGATGATTTTATGTTGCTTCAAACCGATATTAAAATACTACTGGCTGAACGGGCAGAAGATGGAAGTCTCTGGGCCAGAGAGAACATGGCTCAACTTAATAATATGTTCAAAGAGCGCATCTACGAACACTATTTTACATCTCCTGAAATGTTTAACCGCACATTCGCAAAGCTCCTTGAGGATGTGATAAATCAGCCAGTTCAATCGGCTGACCAACTTGCGGCTAAGGTAGCTCTTATTGATGACTCTATGGATGTATTAGATAAAGGTATGACTAATACTATTAGAGCAGCCGTGTCCTATGCGCGGACTCTCCGTAATTCTAATAATGCTGCAAAGGTCTATGATGATCTATGGGCAACTAGGATAACTCCTCAACTTCGAGAGGCTACGGATAAAGTTGACGCTGCTGTTGCAGACCTGATGAAAGATTTAGATCGGATAAGACGGTTAGAACATCCTACTGGTGGGCCAGTATTAGAAACTCTTCCTTATCAAGAGTTCAGTACAATTCTAAAGGCACTCACAGCTAAGAATAAGTCTATGCAAACTGCTCGCCTAGCCTATATATCTAAACGGGCAGAGTATATGGTTCCTGGTGGCGCACTCTATCAAGCCCCAGGTAGAGGTCGTGATAATGCATGGTGGGCTGGGTTCCTTCGTGAGACAAAAGACATATGGGATGCACATTTCGAGCTACGGAATGGGCTGGAACTTGAACTCTTAAAGTCTAAAACTATCATTGCTGGTGCACAGCTTAGAGCCCCTAACGATGTTACAGATCGTCTACTAACTCGCTTAGACATAGCTCGCGCATTAGGGGGGCATCCCGCCGATCTTGAACGCTCACTATATATAACAGAAACGAATTCGCTAAAAGGTAAAAACGAATTTGTAAATGAAATACTCAACCATGTAGAAGTGGCAGCTAACCAACATGGTCAGACCGCCACTGAACTAGGCTGGAGTCCAGAAAATGTAGGGCAACTCTATGACGACATAGTAAAGAAGATACAAGTTGATGATGTAGCAACTGGTGTTGCGCCCATAATGCAAGAGCTAGGCGCAGCTATGGAGAAGATAGAAGCTCTTGGAATGAACAGAGGTGTACTACTAACTCCCGAAGGGGAGCAGATGATACTCGATGCTGGTCGTGAGATAACTCGCCGAATATATCCTGGAGGGCCTGCTTCTCAGACTATCCCACTAGGCCAAAGACTAACTATCATTCAGAAGGTAGACGTAGCAGAAGGCCCGTTAATGCTCCCGTCTGGGGCTGCTACACTTTCTAGGCAGGCTACCACAGTAAACGAAGTCCGTACATTAACTCGTGAGGCTGCTACGAGATTGCAGAATACCATAGAGGAAGGGCGCACTCGTATTAGGGGACAAAAAAGACGCCAATATGTTTCAGTTGTTAACTATCTAGATGAGTTGAGGCGGAGCAATATTCGTGTAACTACCCCTAGTGGCAAACTTGCTGCCTATGATGAGGTTCTTGAACTTCATGGGGGCCGATCTACACAAGAAGTAACAGATGCATGGAACGACGTACTTGATTCACTGGATACTCTCGACCTAGATATAGACGCTATGGTAGAACAGGCCATAGTAGATATTCAGAATAGTTTTGTTCCAGGCACTCCAGGTGCGCCTCTGGTAGAGGAAGGCCGAGCTATACCAGATGTAGGAATAGCCCCAGGGGTTGAAGCTAGGCTAGGAGAAAAAACGGCAACTCATATATCCTCTATCCGAGAGGCTATATCTGAAGTAGAAAATATAAAAACTTCTCTCCAACTTGGAGATGATGTTAGTGCAGAAACAATTCGTTCGCGAGCCCACCAATTGTTTACGTTAGGAACACAAGAATCTGATGTTAGTAGACTATCTACTGATCGAATAGCATATGCTCTTAGGCAACCTGGGGGTAGGTCTACCATAACAAGTATGTTTGATTCACTTAGTGATGATGCTCGCCGTTATGCAGGAGTCATCCTAGATAGAGATGAGCCCGCTGGCCCAGGGATTCGTGGAGGCGTGAAATCATTCTTGGAAGGTGGAAAAGCCCCAGAGGGAATGTCTCTCCAAGAATATCTACGAGCAACAGGTAGAGAACAGGCAGGGCGACGTAGGCATCCCACGATGTCCTTTGACGAAACTGATCCTATAACAAATGAACAGATAGTTTCTGACCGTGTAGTTGCATCCGACCAGATGACGGGTCGTCCATTTAGACACGATCCTGACTATCCCAAAGTTGAGGAATGGCCTGAAGGATTCGATGTATCGGTAGCTAATCGTCGTAAGAGCCATCCTCTCGCCTATATTCAGGACGCAGATTACTGGCAGGCTATTCGCGAGGATGCGGCTCAGGAGACTAACCGAATCCGGCTATCAACTTTCCCCGACTATGAGAACCAGACTGCGGTATCTACTACCATGAGAATGATATATCCCTTCTGGGGTTATGAGGCTCATAGGTGGGCATGGTGGATGCCTCGTGAATATCTACGCCATCCAGGTGTTATGAATGCATGGGGTAAATACCAAGATAATACAGATCAGGGCTATATCCATATCCCAGGGACGCCCCTAGATATTAACCCGCTTCGTGGCACTATCTTCATGGGTGGGATGCGCCGTCTTCTGCAACGCGACTATCCTGAATACTATGATACCTTCACGGGCTTTAGTGAGTTCTTCGACTACACATCAAGGTGGGGATTCTACCCAGGATTCCCTGTAGGGCTCTATCAATCTACCTATGGCGCAAGTGTAGGCCGCCACCATTTTGGGGATTTGCTTCCCCCAGTTGCATCCACATTCTTAGATGCAGTAACTGCAATAGCTCCAGATAGAGCTAGTATATTCCGCGATCTTATCTTCCATGATAACTTCCATGATTATCTAATAGCTATTGAAGTTAGTCGTCAAGCAGAAGGAGAACTAGGCGGGTTTAATGGCTCGGAAATTCTGGGCAAACGCCTGGAAAATATTCCACTAACTCCTGAAGAGGAAGCGGCTTGGGTTGGGGCTAGTCGTGACATAGCTGAGTGGCAGATACTATTTGAGCAGACGGGATTATTTAGATTTAACCCAGAAGAACGTATGGCACTGCGTGAAGCGGCAATGGGTCTTATAGAAGATTTTACTGGGATTTCAAGGGCTGCCCAGGAAGATATGCATAAGGCGGGACTTCGCCTTGAAGATGTATTTAACATGGCACTGCATCCCGAAGCTAAGTTTGCCCTTAACGAGTTAGAGAAACTTAAAGAGTTTTCCGCATCTATTACACTTATACCATCTCAGGAAGGGCTACTCCGTAATAGGGTTAGACGATTCTGGCAACTGGTATCGGAGCAGTCAGAGACGGCAAAAGAGGAACTCCTGGTATTAGAAGATCAATTTCGGAAGGGTCTAATTTCATTTGATACTTGGCAAACTGGTCAGGTTGATAAGATAAAGCAGAATGCTATTATCATAGAAACTCTCAAAGCCTCGCCTGAGTTTTCGCATGTTCCCGTATCTCTAGAGGAACGGAAAGCTGAAGCCGAGAGAAGCGGAGTAAAGATATTCATACACCCTCTAGACGAGGTTATGTCTCTCTACTTTAGCTATGAGTTAGAGATAGAACCCGATCCAGAGACAAATAAACTGGTTCCTAACTTCGATAAACTCTATACGCATCGCAGGGCTGTGCTATCTGCTCTATCCCCTGACCACCAAGAGCAGTTGATGGCACGCATCAAGAGAAATAATACCCCTCTTGAACAGGTGCGATCATTAGTGTATCAAAACTATATTCGCCCCTATAACATAGTATCGGATACTGTCCTAGATACCTATGATCCCCTACAACGTGCCACTATTCGACGGGCGCGTGATGCACAGGGTGATCTACGGGCTGACCTTCGCGCACAAACTACAGAGGCTGGTGATCTACTGGTAGCTGAATACGAATCACGAGTTGCAACAGCCCGCGAGAATCTTAGACAGACTGATCCCCAACTCGATGCGTGGTTACTATTCTTTGGTCGCACTACCGTCCCTCAGACTCCGCAAGCCAATGCACTGTTCAATGATCTACAGCGTAGAATTAAAACGGATAGGGGGATTGATAGTCTATTACATAGTCCCGATCTTAAAGGTAGGGTAGGGGCAGCAGTGCCACAAAGAGATGCCATAACCACTCCAAATTAAGGAGACTATATATTGACACTAAATAATATTCCACCTAGACTTAAATGCGAGGTACTATCATGACTACTCAGAATACAGATTCTACTAACGAGCCAGTTGGAGAAGTGCAGGAAACTGTAACTCCCCCATCAGATACCTCTCCTCCTCAAGATATTCCCGAAGTTAGTGCTCCTGCTATTACGGCAGAAGCTATCCAAGGTGAATACGATACCTACAAAACCAGCACGAACGCGGCAATCTCTAAACTCCGCTTGGACATAGCTGGACATGAAAATACTATTAACAAACTAACTACCCAGAATGCCGAGCTTACAAAGTCATCGGCTGATTATGAGTCAACTAAGATTCAGCTAACATCTGTGACGGCTGAACGTAACGCTCTTAACGAGCGTCTGGTTGAGGGTGCTGTGTCTAGGCTGAAGGGGGCTGGTGTTGATGAGACAAAACTCGCAGACCAGTCCCTTTCTAGCCTTGAGGCTATGCTTAGTGCAGTAGAGGATGTGCAGAAAGCATCTCCCACCCCTGCTGGTTTGGGGTTGTCGGGAGGCCGTGCTGTTACTGAGTCAGTGCCTAAGACTGCATTGGAACAAGCCCATACAGAAATGGAAGTATTGGTTAGTAGACGATCTAAGAACGGTACGACAAACATAACGCAATAGGAGAACTGCTATGGCTGTAGTTGGACATTGGGATACTATTACTCAGGCGGAGAAACTTACGCAATCCAATCTAGTAGCTGGACTTGTAGAAGAGAATGTTAAACGCGGAGGACTCTTGGAGTTTCTTCCCGTAGCGCAGACTTCGGGACAGTCTGTTACATGGAACCGAGAAAGCACTGGCCCATCGTCTTCAGACTTTGACATCGGGGCTACTCTCGCATGGCAAGCATCCTCCAAGATTGACCAACAGGATACGGCACTCAAGCGTAGCTATGTGGCTACAGTGCTTGATAACTTTGTTGAGGAAGTCTACGGTAGCGTTAACAACTATCGAGCTATCCAGCTTATGGAGAACAAGAAGTCCCTTCTCCAGAAGATTGAAAATGATATTATCTATGGCGACCTCACCTATTCCACGGGTAACATGCAGTACGATGGGCTCCATGCACTTGCCGCAGCTAGCACTACTAACTTTGCTAGCGAGTCCCTTAACATAGATGAGGGCGAAGGCGCACTCTCACTTAGAAATATGCGTATCCTAGAAG